GCAGGTACTGGTGGTAGTGGTGGTGGAGGTTCCGGTTACTACCCCCATCCTGGGAATGCTGGTGGCGCAGGCAATACACCTCCAGTTAGTCCAGCACAAGGATTTCCCGGTGGTGTAGGTGCAGGGTCGCCTCTCTCAACGTGGGGAACTGGCGGCGGTGGCGGTGCAACTGTAATAGGTACAGCAAGAACTGGTTCAAATCCTAGTGGTCAATCTGGCCCAGGTGGGGCAGGAGCTGGAACAGGGATTAATCCAAGTGCTTGCGTTGGAACAGCAGGACCATGTGGATCATTAAGATATTTCGCTGGCGGCGGTGGCGGTGGAGCTCATGTTGATCCGAGTACAGTGTTTGGTGTTGGTGGAGTCGGTGGTGGCGGCGGTGGATCACAATGTAATCCTGGTGCATGCGCTGCATGCGCTGGAACAGTAAATACTGGCGGTGGCGGTGGCGGCGCCGGAGCATATGCCTGTGCCAACTCATCAGGTGGTACTGGTGGTTCAGGTATAGTAATAATAAGGTACAAATTTCAATAAAATGGCACATTTTGCAAAAATAGAAGCTGAAGGTAATAAAGTTCTTACAGTTTTGGCTGTAGACAATAAAGATTTATTAAACGCTGACGGTGTTGAAGATGAAACAGTAGGGCAAGCATATCTAGAGAAACATAATAATTGGCCTGCACATTTATGGATTCAAACATCTTACAATACAACTGGTGGAAAACATAACTCTGGAGATGATTCTAAAGCATTTAGAGGAAACTATGCAGGTATAGGTTATACTTGGGATGAAGATAACAATATATTCTATCCTCAAAAACCTTTTGCATCGTGGATATTAAATACCACAACAGCTACTTGGCATTCACCAATTGGTGATGCTCCAGATGATCTAACTGATGAAGAAAAAGTAGCTCTTACTAGTTATGTATGGAATGAAGGCACTGGTGCCTGGGATAAAGAAACTCCCGAAGCATAAAGGGATGCACAAGAAAGTATTATCAGAACAGTCCATATATTATGGTGATGTTTCAATGCCGAAACATTGGGAGATAGATCAAAATGATTTAGCTCACCACATTTTACATTCTAGTTTAACTAATAAAAAATTACAATTCTCAAAAACTTTAGATAAATTAAATACATATATGCGAGATCATATTGGTCTTGAGTATGATATCCATCTTATCAACAAAGACACATGGGGTAATATATATAAACCTGCGGAGACAACAATACCTTTATTAAACATCGATCCAGTTGATTTAAGAAATTCTCCTGATTACACATTGTTATATGGAGTAAAAGTTGATAAATGTTTTGTTAGAATACACTATGACGATAACAGACGGAAGGGAAGAAGCTGGGATATACCGCTTTTAAACAATAGATTTATTATGTTTCCATCAACTAATATGTATTACATAACAAACAATCAACAAGATTCTTTAAACTTTGTACAAACAATAACTTATGAATTTGTCTAAAAGGTTGACATTAATATACTATAATATATAAAGAAGTTATAAAGAGATGACTATAATAAATAAAGACATACTTGGTCCAAATGTAATTTACAAAAAAATTAAATTAAAAGGAACCAGAGAAGTAGCTGAAATATATGATAACTGTTTAGATCAACATGTGTTTCAAGACATTCAAAATAAAATCTTTTATCAAAATTTTCCATGGTATTTGGAAGCAGATGATCGAAGCTATCAAGGATATCATAAATCTCCATTAAAGAATTACGAAATTACAAATCATACTCAATTCAATCATTTGTTTTATCATGTTAATGATAGAACTTCATGGAGTAATTATACTCCGTGGATTAATCCTGTTTTAAATATTATTAATCCTCGTGCATGGTTCAGGGTAAAAGCAAACTATGTTGCCTCATCCCATAAATCAAATATAGTTCGAGGGTGGCATCATGATGCATGCGGAGATATGAAGAATACTCATAACAAAGGATGGCCTGAATGTAAAATAGCGGTATTATATATTAATACTAATAATGGATATACTTTAATGGAAACTGGAGACAAAGTGGAGAGTAAAGCCAATCGATTAGTTATATTTCCTAACAATGTTTTGCATACAGCTGTTTTACAAACAGATATTCCGCATAGAATAATTATAAACATGGTATTTTTTCCTTATAAGGAGTATAAAAAGAAATGATTCTTTCTAATTATTTTTGGTTTTTTAAAAAAGCTGTTCCAGACAGAATATGTGAAAACATTAAAAAATATGGTTTGTCCCAACAACCCGAAGTAGCTATTACAGGGAATGAAAAAGGCAATGTACCAAAAACCGAGGAAGGATTTAAACAACTTCACAAGACAAGAAATTCAGATGTAGTATGGCTAAATGAGCCGTGGATTTATAGAGAGGTTCATCCTTATGTTCGTACAGCTAATGTAAACGCTGGCTGGAATTTTCAATGGGATTTTTCTGAGTCCGCTCAATTTACAATATATAAAAAAGGTCAACACTATAGTTGGCATGCAGATTCATGGGATAAACCTTATGATAACCCCAATAATCCAAACACACATGGAAAAATAAGAAAAATAACGACTGTTTTAATTTTATCAGATCCTGAAGATTATGAAGGAGGAGCTTTGGAATTTAATTTTGGAAATTTAGATCCAGCTAAAAAACAAAATACATTGATACCTAAAGAAGTAGGAGCAAAAGGAACTATTGTTGTTTTCCCTTCCCATGTATCACATCGAGTACAACCAGTAACGAAAGGAGTGCGTTATTCTATGCCTACATGGCACTTAGGATATCCATTTAGATAAATGAAGAAAAAAGTTAAAAGCAGTTTTCCTAAAAAATTAAATGCCGCAGCATTTCCTGCGCAGTTAGCTAGGGAAGAAATATTTAAATCCCCTGTATGGATTGGAAATGCTCCTGAATTTGTAGAGAAACTTAATAAATCAGCTGACCCCTATGTTGAGAAAATAAAAAAAACTATGAAAAAAGAAATAGATGCGAGAAATAAAAAGTTTGGTAATAAAGGAGACCGTGGTTACATTTATCAGACGACAAGTTTAATTGGAGATCCTAATTTTTCAGAAATACAAAATTACATTATTGGAACTTCACATAATTTATTAACAGAAATGGGGTTTGATTTAAAAGATTACCAAGTATTTATGACAGAAATGTGGGTACAGGATTTTGCTAAAAAAGGAGGTGGAACCCAGATTACTCATTCCCATTGGAATGGCCATATATCTGGTTTTTACTTTTTAAAATGTAGCGAAGCTACTCCCAGACCTGTGTTTGCAGATCCCAGACCTGGTTGTTTGATGAACTTATTGCCAGAAAAAGATAAAACAAAAGTAACTTATGCCAGTAATCAAATTAATTATGAGGTAAAACCGGGAACGATAGTATTTTCACCATCAGCTTTACCCCATATGTATCCAGTAGATATGGGCTATGAACCATTTAGATTTATACACTTTAACTGTCAAGCTATCCCAAAAGGAGTTATGAATGTCAGGTAAAATAAAAAACAACAGAAGAAAGGAGGAAAAAATGTCGTTCAAAAAAACAAAGTTTAAAGTAATTAGAGAGGCTATTCCAAGAAAAGTAGCTAATTTTATTTATCGATACTTTAAAAATAAAAGGTGCGTAGCTAGGTTTTTATTTGATCAAAGATATGTCTCTCAATTTGCAGAAGAATGGGGAACATGGAATGATCCAATGATACCTAATACTTATTCTAACTATGCAGATATAGCTTTTGAAACTGTACTCAATGGTTTAACTGAAAAAATGGAAAAGGAATCGGGATATAAATTAAACCCGTCATATGCTTATGCACGTATCTATAAAAAAGGAGATGTATTATATAGACACTTTGATAGAGATGCCTGTGAAATTTCTGCTACTATGCACATAGGAGACGATGGTACTAAATGGCCTATTTATTTAGATCCAACTGGTAAGGCAGGTAAAGCCGGTATTCCAGTAAACATGAAACCTGGTGATATGCTTATGTATCATGGATGTGAATGTGAA